GCTCACCCGCGCCCCATTCATTATCAGGAGGCAGACAACATGATCAGCATCACGCTGCACCCGCGGGGCATGAAGCCCCGCACCTACCAGGACGACATCCGCATGCGGGAGAGCATGGAGGCTTTTGAGCTGGCCAAGCGCTGGGAGGACGCGGCGGGCAACTACACGCCGGAGATCCTCCAGGAGGACGCCGCGTTCATCGCGCGCTGCTTCGGCCGACAGTTCACCGAAGAGGAGCTGCTGGATGGCTACCGGGGCAGCCTCTACGTGCTGGTGCCCAACTTTCTGCGCGCGGTGATCGGCTATGTGGCCGAAGAGATCACGAATTTCCCTCCGAAGGCGGCGAAGGCGACGGACCGGGCCTGACGCCGCCGGAGTTTATCCGGTCGATCTACGGCGCGCTGATGGACAACGGCATCCCCATGTCGGAGATCGACCGCACGCCCTTCGGGCGCTACATGCAGATCGTCCGGGAGCGGGCGAAGCGCCGGGCAGACCGCGAGGACCGTGAAGCCGTGCCCGGCCCCCGGAGCGGGCAGAAGGACGGCGGCGACAGCAACGTCGTGCTGCTGCGCCGTGGCTACATTGACGACGTAATGTGACAGCGGAGGGACGCATGAACACCTTTATCTTTCGGGACATCGAGTCGGACGAGTTCGGCGTGATCGTGGAGAACCCGTCGAAGGTGCCCGTTTCGCAGCCGCGGGTGGAGACGCAGAAGGTGATCGGCAGCCCGAAGCTGCTGCACTTCGTGGAGGGCCCGCTGGCGCTGGATCCGGTGACGATCCAGCTGGACTGCGCGCTGCTGAACCCGGACGATCAGCGGATCACCGAGGTGTGCGAATGGCTGCGGGGCGGCGGTGAGCTGGTGATCCCCGCGGATCCGGAGCACTGCTACCGGGCGTGGGTCAAGGGCCAGATCGACCTGCAAAAGGTGATCCGGGCCCGCCCGGACCGGCGCTTCACGGTGCAGTTCGAGTGCGAGGGCTTCCGGTATCAGTACCCGGCCCCCTCCCCCATCGTCAGGACCGAGGCCTTCACGCTCCGCAACCCCGGCACCGCGCCTTCGGAGCCGTTGATCGAGGTGACCGGCAGCGGCGACATCTCGCTGATGGTCGGCGCCTCGACGCTCCTGATCGACGGCCTGGACGGCAGCTGCACCATCGACTGCGAGGCGCAACTGGTCTATGACGGCGACACCAACCTGGGCGCCTCCGTCACGAGGCTGGGCGACTGGCCGACGATCGCCGTCGGAGGCACCGCCATCAACTGGTCCGGGGACGTGACGCAGGTCACCGTGTGGCCCAGGTGGCGGGATTATTGAGTTGTTAGCTGCTGGCGGTAAATATTTTTATGGCTGGCAGCCTGTAGTTGGTTTTGGAAGGGTGGAGAGACGATGCCCGGTGAGAGCGTAAAGGATATGGTCGTGCGGCTCAGCTTTGAGCACGGCGACACGAAGCAGCAGATCAGTGCCATCACGAACGAGCTGAAGCTGCTGGACAGCGGCTTCGCGGCTTCGGCGGCGGTGGCTGCTGGTTTTTCGGGCGGCCTCAACCAGACCGGCGCGGCGGCGGATCAGCTTAGGCAGAAGTTGAGCGTGCAGCAGCAGCTGGTGGCCAAGTATGGCCAGGCCATCGAACAGGCCAACGAGCGGCTGCAAAAGAGCATTGCCACCCATGCGCAGCAGGGGCAGAAACTGGATGAGCTCAAGGGCAAGTTCGCCGAGGAAGAGAGCGGCATCAAGGCGATGGAGGCGGGCCTCAAGGAGCTGGAGGACGAGGGGATGAAAAACACCTCCGTCTATGCCGAGATGGCCGCGCAGCTGGATCAACTCAAGGCCACCCACAAGGAGACCGGCGACGCCGTGAAGCAGCAGGAGGCTGCCTACGCGCGCTCTGACAAGGCCATCAGCCGCAATGAGCAGGCGATACAGAAACTGACCATCAAGCAGAACGAGGCCAAGGCCGCCATGGCTCAGACAGAGGCGGCTCTGCAAAAAGAGGAGACGAGGCTCCAGCACAACGCCGCCGCCTGGGAGACCGCCGCCGCTGCCGCGGGCAAGTTCGCCAAGCAGGCCAAGGGCGCCGGTGAGTGGCAGACCAAGGCCGGCAAGACGCTGACCAAGGCCAGCACCGCCATCGTGGGCCTGGGCGTGGCCGCGGGCAAGGCCGCCATCGACTGGGAGAGCAGCTTTGCCGGCGTTCGCAAGACCGTGAACGGCACCGAGGAAGAGCTCCAGGGCATCAACGACGCGCTGCTGAGCATGGAGGTGCCCACGGACTTCGCGGACCTGGCCGACATCGCGGCCAACGCCGGGCAGCTGGGCATCGCTACGGAAAACGTGGTGGGTTTCACCCGCACCATGGCGGACCTGGCCGAGACCACCGATCTGACCGCCGACGCGGCGGCCTCCAGCTTTGCGCAGTACGCCAACATCACGCAGATGCCGCAGGAGAACATCGGCCGGCTGGGCTCGGTGACGGTGGAGCTGGGCAACAACCTGGCCACCACGGAGAGCAAGATCGTGGCCTTCGCCCAGGCCATCGGCGCCGCGGGCAGCCAGGCGGGCATGACGGATCAGCAGATCTTCGGCATCTCCGGCGGGCTGGCCTCGCTGGGCCTGGAGGCCCAGGCCGGCGGCACGGCCTTCTCCAAGGCGCTGATCTCCATGAAGGTGGCCGCGGAGACCGGCAATGAGGACCTGGCCGCCTTCGCCAAGGTGGCGGGCATGAGCGCCGAGGAGTTCAAGGCGTCCTTCGGGCAGGACGCCGCCGGCACCTTCATCCGGTTCGTGCAGGGCTTGTCCTCCGGATCCGAGAGCGCCATCGTGATGCTGGACAAGATGGGCATCACCGAGACGCGGCTGCGGGACATGCTGCTGAGATCCTCCAACGCCTCGACGCTGCTCACGAAGTCCGTGAGCCTGGCCAACCAGGCCTGGACCGAGAACTCGGCGCTGGCCAACGAAGCGGCGGTGCGCTACGGCACCACCGAGAGCCGCATGAAGATGACCGCCAAGCAGGCCCAGCGCGCGGCCATGGACTTCGGCAAGGCCCTCATGCCGGCGCTCAACCAGGGGCTGGACGGCATCCAGGGCGTGATCGACAGGTTCAATCAGCTGGACGACGCCCAGCGGGCCGGCATCGTGAAGTGGGCGGCCTACGCCGCGGCGGTGGGCCCGGCGCTGACGGTGCTGGGCAAGGCCAACACCGCCATGAGCGGCGTCGCCAGCGGCTTTTCATCGCTGGCCAGCGCCATGGCTACCGGCGGGCTGAACGGCTTTGTGAGCAGCCTGAGCGGCCTGCTGGGGCCCGCCGGCATCGCCGCGCTGGTGGCGGGGCTGGGCCTGGCGGCCTACAAGCTCTACGACTACGCCAGCGGCGCGAAGGCCGCCCGGGAGGCCCAGGCGGCGCTGAACGAACAGGCGCGGCAGTGGCTGGACACCCAGGCCGACACGCTGTACGACACCGGCAACAGCAACCCGCTGGCCCGCTTCGGGTTGACGCCGGAGGACTTCGCCGGCTCCGAGACGGCGGCGCAGGACTGGATGGACAGTCTGATGGCCACCTGGACGGACGGTAAGGCCGAGACCAACCAGATCCTCAAGGAGTACGTGGACGGGTTTAAAAAGGGCTCGGACGACGTGCGCGGCGCCATCGAGGGCCAGTCGGACCTGCTGTCGGAGTATGGCGCGCTGACGCCGGAGGCCAAGGCCAACCTGGACGCCGATCTCAAGCAGCTGGACGCCTACGACCAGGAGGTCGCTGCGCTGCTGAAGAAGCGCCAGAACGGCATGCTCTCCGACGAGGATCAGGCGCGGCTGAATGAGATCATCCAGGCCCGCGCGCAGATCCAGATGAAATATGAGCTGGACACCGACGGCTACGATCAGATCGTGACCCAGATGCGGGCGGAGATCGAGCGGCTGAAGGCTGCCGGCCAGGACGGCGGAGATCCCCAGCTGATGGGCGACACGCTGAACGCCCTGGCGGACGGCCGCAAGGCCTACATGGACGCGCTAAACGCCAGCTATGATGCCGAGTACGCCAACATCCAGCAGATCGAGGACGAGGGCGCCCGCCAGGCCGCGCTGAACGCGCTGAATGAGCGCTACAATGAGCAGCGAATGGACGGCGAGGAGGCCTACGCCGACGCCGTGCGCGAGGCCGGGGCGGCCGCCATGGAGAACGGGGACTGGGGAGACCAGCTGGACACCGTGAACAAGCTGATGGCCGAGCTGGGCAAGGGCGGCGAAATGGACCTGCCGAAGATCTCCGAGCTCACCGAAGGGCTGGACGAGGGGCAGCTCACCTCGATCATCGCCCTCATGGAGCAGCTGAAGGCCGCGGGCATGACGGACGAGGAGATGACCCTGGGCTTCGGCGAGAACCTGGACAGCCTCAAGGCCAAGATCGAGGCCATCCGCGATATATCGAAGGACACGGAGGGGCTGGAGGGCCTGTCCGAGGCCATCGGCAAGGCCCTGCCCGAGGAGATCCAGCGGATCATGGTGGGCCTGGACATGACCCAGGCCGCCACGGACTGGGCGACCTTCGCCGAGGGCGGCAGCCTTCAGAAGATCCGGGCCGGCGTGGAGCCGGACACGACGCAGACCATCGAGCTGACGGGCACCATCAATGAAATCGACCTGGGGCCGGGCGCGACCTTCGAGGTGGACGGCGACGGCAACGTCACCGGTGTGACCACTGCGACGGGGCTGACCTTCGACGTGGACGGCGAGGGCAACATCACCCGCGTGACCACGCCCAGCGGCGTGACCATCGACGCCCGCGGCAACGTGAAGGACGTGGACTGGCCCGAGGATGCCGAGTATGTGGTGGACGGCGAGGGCAACATCACCGGCGTAACCCTGGCGGATGGGACGACCTTCGCCGTGGACGGCAGCGGCAGCATCGTCAATGTGACGGTGGCCAGGGCCGCACAGGTGCCGCAGCTGTCCGCCACGGCCAGCGTGACGCTGAACCCGCTGGACCAGGCGGCTGTGGCCGCGTGGAAGGAGGCAAACAGCGGCGTGACGCTCGAGGGCCCGCCGGCCAAGGTGGGCGTGAAGCTGGGCGCCAACTGGAAGAGCGAGCTGGAGACCGCGCTAGACGCGGGCCTGCTGACGGTGACCTCGAATGGCGTGCCGGTGACGGTGACGCCGGAGGTGCTGAGGCAGATCACCGCCCAGGACGTGGCGCTGATCGGCGAGGACGGCACGATCCACGTGATCGTCACGCCGGACGTGGGCACGCCGGAGGGCGTGGAGCAGGCCGACGCGGCCATGAACCAGAACCCCAACGCCGGCACGATCCTGGCGCCGCTCTCCTCCTCCACCCAGGAGAAGGTGGACCAGATCAAGGCCCTCTCGGCCTCCATCGAAGATTACCGGAAAAGTGCTGAGGCGGCAAAGAAGATGGGCGACTTCGACGAATCGGCCATCTTCAGCAGCGAGGCCGTAAACGAGAGCCAGCTGCTGGCCAAGGCCGTCGAGGGGCTTTCGGACGCGGATCTCGAGAACATCGGCGGGCAGATCGCCAACCTGATGGCCGCCCTGGAGGGCGGCGAGGGCACTCCGGAGCAGCTGGAGCAGTACCGGCAGCAGCTGGGCGATCTGCTGGCGCTGGTGGGCACCATTGACCCCGGCGCGTTCAACGTCACCGGCAGCGGCGTCATGGAGGGCATCGCCCAGGGCATGGCCGCCTACGGCTGGAGCGGCGACGCGGGCACCGTGTCGTCGGCCATCCAATCGGCGATCAATGCGGCGCTCCAGATCAACAGCCCCTCGAAGGTAATGAACCCCACGGGCGAGGGCGTGGCCGAGGGCATCGGCCAGGGCATGGGTCAGTACGACTTTTCATCGGACGCCGGCGGCGTCGCCGGGTCGATCATTTCCGCCTTCGGCGACAAGGCCCGCGACGCTGCCGACATCGGCAAGCAGTTCTCGGCGGGCCTCGCCGGCGGCATCATCAGCGGTCGGAGCCGCGTGATCGAGGCGGCGAAGTCCGTCGCCCAGGCCGCCGCCCAGGCCGCGAAGGCGGCGCTGGACATCCACTCCCCCTCGAAGGTGACGGAGGGCTTCGGCGAGATGTTCGACCTGGGCTTCGTGCGCGGCATCGAAAACGAGCTGCCGCGGATCAGCCGGGCGGTGGAGGCGGCGCTCTACCCCGCCCCGCCCCGGCAGAGCCCTGGCACGGTGGTCAACCAGTCCACCGACAACCGGGACATGTCCGTCTCCGCGCCGATCCAGGTAGCGCATATGGAGGTGCGCGACGACAGCGACATCGACAGCATCAGCACCCAGCTGGCGGCGATGGTGCGGCTGGATCAGAAGCTGATAGGAGCGAGGTGATACCATGTCGAGCATCATCAACATCTACGAGCCGGACGCCGACGACTTTGACTGCGAGGGCCTGGGCACGCTGCGCCCGCTGGACTGGGACTACCTGAACAAGGGCGCGGCCGGCGCGGTGCTGACCATCACCCACCCCTACGACGCGGAGGGCCGCTGGCAGCTGATCCAGGCCGGGCGGGTGATCCGCGCGGACGTGCCGGTGCGCACCGTGCCGGAGATTGAAAACGGCGCGCTGGTGGCCACTGCGGAGGTCTGGACCGTGAAGGCCGGGGCCACCAAGGCCCAGCGCTACATCTACTCAAAGGCCAAGAGCGGCAAGGGCAAGAAGAAGAAGCTGGTGCCCGCCGGTGCGCAGGTGACGGTCACGAAGAAGGGCGATGACCGCTACGCCGTGACCTATCGCGCGCAGGTCACCAGCAAGAAGAAGCTGGTGTGGAAGGCCTGGAGCGGCTGGATGGAGCAGGACGCGCTGGACGTGAAGATCGAGGATCTGGACACCTCCACGGTGGCGAAGGTCGAAAAAGCCATCCCCAGCGTGCAGGTGCGGCCGCAGCTTTTCCGGCTCCAGGAGCCGAAGCGCGGCGAGAAGCAGCTGACCGTGGAGGCGCTGCCCATCGCCTATGACGCTGCGGGGATCCTGACGGATCCCTACACTCAGGAGGCCGTCACGGGCCCGGAGGTGCTGGAGGCCATCCTGGAGGGCGCGTACCTGGACACGGATCTGGAGCTGTACACCGACATCGGCGACAGCCGCACGGGCTTCGAGAAGCGCAACGTCAACCTCATTGACGCGCTGCTGAACGGGGATGAGAGCTTCGTGGGCCGTTTCGGCGGCGACGTGCTGCTGGACGACTACGCGGTCACGATCCTGCGCAACGCCGGCGTGGACCGGGGCTTTTACGCCACCTACGGCCGCAATTTGACGGGCATCGACAGCTACGAGGTGACGGACGACATCGTGACGGCTCTGCTGCCCGTGGGCGAGGACGCCAACGGCAACCCGCTGTATCTGACCCCGGACAAGATCGTCTACGCGCCGAATTACGCACAGTTCCCCACCCCGCACATGGCCGAGCTGAAGGTCTCGGAGGCTAAGGTGGACAAAAAGAGCGGCGTCACGCCGGCGATAGCCAGGACCCGACTGAGCGCCGCGGCGCAGGCCGAGTGGGACAAGGGCGTGCACATCCCGGGCATCACGCTCAAGATCAAGTTCGCGTTCCTGGGCGATTCGGAGGAGTACGCGCAGTTCCGGGCCATCGATCAGTGCCATATGTACGACATTGTGCACGTCTGGCATCCGCTGGTGTGCGGCACCGTGGACATGGCGGTCAGCGAGGCCCGCTGGAACGGCATGCGCGAACGCTACACCGAAATGACGCTGGGCACGCCAGGCGAGAAGCTGAGCACCGCGCGGATCTCAGCTGGCCGCATCTCCGGAGGCATCTCCGGGCGGCAGATCGCCTGGAATACCGTGGGCGCGGGCCAGCTGGCGGACGACTGCGTCTCCGCCCGCCACGTGCAGGCGGATTCGATCAACGCGGAGGCGATCCAGGCGGAGAGCATCACCGCCGATCACCTGGCGGCCCACGCGGTGGATACCCAGAGCCTCACCGCCGTGAAGGCAGCCATAAATGACATAAGCGCAACCAACATCCACACGAACACGCTGGCGGCGGCGTTCGCCTCGCTGTTCTCGGTGGTGGCGGGCAAGATCAGCGCCCGTGAGATCGAAGTCGGCAAGCTGGACGCCATCGTGGAGAACGTCGTCACCCTCACCGCCGGCAGCGCGGACTTCGACGTGACGACCGTGCAGCACCTGGTGTCCAGCGTGCTCCAGGCCACGGTGCTGACCTCCGGGCTGGCGCGCATCGAAAACCTGTACGTCACGCAGGCGAACCTCATGAACGCCACGCTGGACCGGCTGACGTTGCTGGCGGCGGACGGCGAAACCTACTACGACATCGGTGTGGGCACCGACGGCAGCCTGACCGCCACCGTGCGCGACCCGGCGACCGTGAACCCCACCACCGGCACCACCACGGACGGGCGCAACGTGCTGGATGCCTCCGGCATGGAGGACGACCCGGCGGTCGGCTACGACGTGCCCTCGCTGGACGGCCTGACCATACAGGCGGGTGAGGATGGCCTGCTATGGGTCTACCAGCAGGCGCTCTCCGTGGGCAAGCTGCGGGCCGTGGAGGCCTTCATCGGTTCGGCTGAAATTCCGTCGCTGCAGGCGACTGTCATCGAGGCCGTGGGCAACAGCATGACGTTCAGCGCCAACCAGGTCATCCAGATGCTAATCGGCGTGGCGGACGGCGTACGGGCGTGGTTCACCTTCGGGCAGGACGGCCTCGTCACCCGCAAGACCGGCTCCAAGTGGTCCACCCGCGTAGCCGAGGATGGATACTACATCGACCACGATGACGTGATTGGCCATGTGGGCGCGTTCTATAAAGAGTCCGCCAACTTCCGGAGCCTTCAGGTCACGAAAAAGGCGGGACAGACCAACACCGACATCCGGGTCCGCCCGACCTCCACCGGCGGCTGGGTGTGGACGGATTAAGGAGGCAATATGGCAAGCTATGAGCTTTTCAACGCTTCGGCGGGCGTGCCGGGGCTGACATCATGCACCATCGAGATCTCCGACGAGCTGGGCGCGCTGGCGATCGGCGACACGGTAGATTATACCGCCTATGTCAAGACGGTGGCGGGCTTCCCTGGCAACGTGGAGCTTGCCTTCGGCCTGCGGACTGCCGCGTATGCTGATACGTTCTATGCGACCAGATACCGCGGCTCGTCCTATGAGGCCCAGCGACTGAGCCCGAATGGCTATTTCAGCGTTTACAAGTCCGGCATCACCATCGTCAGCTTCACCGGTCAGACGATAACGATGACCGGCACGATCAACGTCACTCAGCAGGTGCTCGCCGGCCTGCTCGAAGCTTCGGAGAATCTAGAGCTGGGTATTTTTGTCAGGTACAGGCGTAGCTCGTCCGATAGCTGGAATACATCTTCCCGTGCGGCTGTGACCGGGATGTCCGTCTCGTCCAGCGGCTACACCATGCCCGACCTGAGCGCCATGGTGTACTATGACAATGGCAGCGGCAACCCGCTGGTTGTGTTCGGCGACTACGTACAGGGCAAGAGCGTGCCTCACTTGATGATCCGGGTGGCGAACATCAGCATCGACGCGCGGTTCACCGGCGCGCCGTTCCGCTGCCGCCTCAATGTCAGCTACCCGGACGGCACCCATCGCGTGGAGTCAAGTTTCTATATGTCCCAGTCCTCAGCCTCCAATACGCACGACGAAAACCTGGGCGCGAGCGGTGCGGCGGCTGCGGGAGTTGTGACCTGGACGCTCTACATCGAGGACGATGACGGCATCTGTGGCGTGACTACCGGCAGCTTCGACGTGCTACCATACGCCGCGCCGGCGCTGACCTTCGGCCTGACCCGCTATGCGCAGGTGCTGGACGACAACGACGAACCGGTCTACGAGGAGACCGACGACGGCGAGAACGTCTGGGCGGACCTGACCATCGACGTGGCACAGCTCAACAGCCTCAACGCCTGGACGCTGACGGTGGACTGGACGCCGAACGACACCGGCGCATCGCTGCCCATGACGCTGCTGTCCGCATCGGACGGTGGCTCCTGGCACCGCAACCAGGACGTCACGCTGATCACGTCGCTGTTTAGCGCCGCCAACGACTACACGTTCACGGCCACGCTGACCGACCGGTTCGGCAGTTCCGTGGTCACCACGTACATCTACAAGGCGGGCGGCTATGCCAACCTCGAGAAGTTCGGCTTCCGCATCGGCGGGCGCACCACCGGCACGGCGCAGGCTCCGAAGTTCGAGAGCGACTATCCCGCGTATATGTATGCCGGCATCGAGGGCGTGAACAACTACGAGACCGCCGAGGTGCTGACCGGCGGCCACTGGATCGACGGAAAGCCGCTGTATCACAAGGTGCTCCACGTGACCACGAAGGACACGATCGACATTTCCGACTTGGACTTCGACTTCATCAGGTGGGAGTTTGCGTACAAGTTTACTTGGGCGAGCGGCACCACGATCCAGTGGAGCAGCACCTATTACTACAACAGCACCGACTACGCCATGGTGTATGTGAACGGCACAAACCTGATCATCCGCATGGTCAACAACATCCACCTGATAGACTGCTACATCTTCCTCGAATACACCAAGACGACTGACTGATGGAGGGATAGACTATGATTCGCGGAACCACTCCTGATTTGATACTCACGCTGCCCGTCGACCTCACGGACTGCACCGTCTACGTGACGCTGGGCCGGCGGCCGACCATGATCACCAAGACCGGCGGGGATCTGATCGTCACGCCCGGCGCGACCAGCAGCACCATCGAGGTCTGGTTTACCCAGGAGGACACGCTGAGCCTCCGCGAGGGCCAGGCGGAGATCCAGGTGCGCTACATCAACGCGGAGGCCCGGGCCTACGCCACCAACGTCAAGACCGTCACGGTCGGCAAGGTACTGCTGGAGGGAGTGATCACGTATGACGCAGAGGGTTGATTTTGACATCGTGGACGGCGGCAGCTCCGTCGACATGCAGGTCGCTGGCGACGCTGAGGCGATAGACCTTTCCGTGGAGCCTGCCGGCAAAGGCACGACCGACTACACCGAGCTGGAGAACAAGCCCTCGATCGAGGGCGTCACGCTGACGGGCGACGTGTCCCTCGAGGACATCGGCGCAGCGGACGCAGAGGACGTCCAGGCCGCCCAGGAAACTGCGGATGCCGCCCTCACAGCCTCCGGCAAGGCTGTGCGCTTCGACGCTGCCCAGACCCTCACCGACGCCCAGAAGGCGCAAGCGCGTGGGAATGTCGGGGCAGCGGACGCAGCTGAGGTCGGTGAGTTAAAGAGCGCTTTGACCGGGCCTTTGCTTAATTTACTTAGAAACGTGGCTTATATAAACGACCAAGGGCAAAGCTATTATGATGCGTTGTATGCGGCGTTGCATGCAGGCGAATATCCGCGCATCGCGGCAGTCTACACGCCGGGCAGTCATGTGGTGTATACAGACGATAGTCTTGATACTTTGAAAACCTATATGACGGTTATCTATTATGAAACGGTGCAGTCTGCCGGAACCACAGTGGCGGCAAATGACTATACGTTGACAGGTACGCTGGTGGACGGCGAAAACGCCATTATCGTTGGGTATGACGGAATGGTAACGTCGATTCAGGTGGAAGCGGTGGATTATTATAATCAGTGGAATGCCTCGCTTTCCAGCGGCGTACTGCAAAATCTACCGGGTTCGTCTGGCGTTGGTACAGTGCCATGCAACATTTACATCAGCACTGGATGGAACAATCTGTATAATCGGCGCGTGATATGCGCAAAGCGCGGACGCACAGCCTATGAGGATTACAATACATCGGAAGCTGTTAGCAATGCCTACCCGATTCCCGTGCCAGCATCAGCAAATAGAGTGACGCTAACTATTACGCCGTCTACGCAACAGTTCGGCGGCTCTATCGTTAAACTGAGCAACGGCGTCTACAGCGTGTGGCAGGTTAGTGGCGATTGGGAGAATCCGAAAATTATAGATTTCACCGCATCCAATGATCTCTTTATTATACTCAACTGCCGACACGATTCCAGTAATAGCAATTACAACGGTGACGAACCGACAGAGTTTGCGGTGGTTTTTGAGACGGTTTAAGGCGTAAGGAGGCGATTTGTAATGCGGAGAATTTACGACTATACTGGAAAACCGTTAAACGGTTTTCAGGATTTAATAAGGTATCAGTATCAGAGAGACAATGAAACCGGTGCGTTTTATACAACTGTTTTCGTTCCGCAGACGGACGAATACGGTAACAAACAATATCCATTCACAATATGGCCTAACTATCCAAACGGCGGAACAGAATCTCCGCTTCAGATGAACCGGAGGCTGAAGTTTCTGGTGGCCATCAACGGCACCGGAATCGCCCAGCCGTGGGGTCCCGGTGTTACAGTTTCCGGCGGGCCATTGGGAACCGTAATACAAAATGGCGTTGTTTTGAGGGAATATGCTGCGGGCGATTTTTCCACGGTCAATCGAACGCTGACCATCGACGCTAACGGCACGCTGGGCTATGAGGCGCTCAGCGTGACCGGCGCGCAACTGGCCGCAAGGGGCATCGTCTCGACTGCCAGCGGATTTTTCCCGATTGTCGATGATTTTGAGGACATCGATGAGCGAGAGCCTGACTTGGCAGAGAAAATGACGGATGCATACTGTACCGGGGATGCGCAAAGACAGGCACTGTGTCAGTATGAAAATGGCGACTACCTTATTATCACAGCGGAGGGCAGAGGCGGACGGGGTGGCGGGCATTTCACATTTAAGCAAATGCAACGGCTATGCAGACAATACGGCGTCAAATTCGCATATATGCTGGATGGTGGTGGAAGCGCCCAGACTGTTGTGGGAGATAAGGCATTGAATCATATCTATGAGAACACATATGGCCGTGTCATTCCGACTTACATCGTGTTCAACGGAACCACGACGTTTAGTGAGCCAAGCTAAAACTGGTAATAATTTATTTAATGGACACTTTAACTCACCTGCGTCCGCGAAAAGGAGGAGCGGAATTACTCCCGCTCCTCCGGATCCGGCTCGTAGCTGAGGATGTCTCCAGGCTGGCAATGGCACAGCCGGCAGATCGTGTCCAGTGTGTCGGTTGAGATGGATTGTCCTGCTCTGAGTCGCGAAATCGTCCCGTTACTGATCTGGCGCTCCTTCTGGAGCCGGTAGGTGGACCAGCCGCTGTCTGACAGTTTTTTCAGAGGATCCTCGAACCTGATCATACTATCACCTCAACGGCGATTATAACACAGGTGTCCTCCTGTGGTCAACACTAATATTAGTATTGACAGCTGTACTAATATTAGTATATAATGGCCGCAGGAGGTGATACCATGGCAATCGAAGCCAAAGCAACCCTGCTCCGGGGACTGGAGCAGCAGCTGTCCACGCAGATCACCGCTGCGGACATGGTCAAGGTCCTCACCGCGGTGGCGGATCAGCTGGCCAGCTATGAGGTCCGCCAGATCGACACGGGCGACGTCATGGTCGACGACCTGCTGGACGCCTACCTGGCCGCGATGCAGATCCAGGGGCGCAGCGACAAGACGGTGCAGCGCTACCGCTACGCGATCCAGCGCATGATGGCGGCGGTGCGGGTGCCCACGCGGGGCATCACGGTGTACCACCTGCGCCAGTACCTGGCCCAGGAGAAGGCCCGGGGGATCTCCGACCGGACGCTGGAGGGCAACCGGCAGGTGTTCAGCGCCTACTTCAACTGGCTCCAGCGCGAGGGCCTGATCGCCCAGAACCCCACGGCGAACCTGGGCGCGATCAAGTGCCAGAAGAAGATCAAGGTGACCTATTCGGAGATCGACATGGAGCGCATGAAGCACAGCTGCAAGAGCCTGCGCGATCGGGCGATCATCGCGTTCCTGGCGTCCAGCGGGTGCCGCATCAGTGAGATGGTGCAGCTGGACCGGGACGACGTCGACCTGGTCCAGCTGGAGTGCACGGTGCTGGGCAAGGGCAACAAGGAGCGCGTCGTATATCTGGATCCGGTGACCGGCATGCTGATCCGGGAGTATCTGGCGCAGCGGACGGACGACTCGCCCGCACTGTTCGCCGGCAAGGGCACCGACCGGATCAGCGCCCAGGGCGTGCGGCGGATGCTGACCGTGCTGGCCGGGGATTCGCGGGTGGATCACGTGCACCCGCACAAGTTCCGGCGGACGCTGGCCACGAACCTGATCCGGCACGGCATGCCGATCCAGGAGGTGGCGGCGATCCTGGGCCACGACAAGCTGGACACCACGATGCAATACGTGGTGCTGGACAAGACCGACGTGAAAAACAGCTATCGCAAATACGCATAAGGGGGGAGTGATCGTGGCAACGGCAGCAGAGAGGCGGCTGGCGGTGCGCAATTCATACCGCAAGATGATCGGGCGCAACCACTACAGCCAGGCGCGGCGCAACTACGCGCTGAAGAAGTACAAGGACGGGAAGTATTACTCCGACTGCTCGTCCTCCGTTTCCTACGCCCACAAGGATGCCGGGGAAAGCTTCGGCATCCTGAACACCGTGGGCATGTGGACATCAAAAAAGTTTGTCGATGTGCCGGTGGTCATCAACAAGAACGGCACCATCGCCAACCCGGAGATCCTGGAGATCGGCGACATCCTTCTCTTCGCGGGCAACGACAAGAGTCGGAAGAAGTACGGCTACGTCGGGCACGTGGAGATGGTCGGGGAGATCTCTGGCTCCAAGATCATGCTCTACGGCCACGGCTCCGGCCTGGCCAAGAAGCACGAGATGAACGCCTACTGCAAGACCCGGCGGAGCACCAAGGCCAGCACGCCGCTGGGACATCGCGGACTGATCCGCGTCCGGCGACATATCACCGGCGACGGCGAGCAGCTGCCCGAGACGCCCGTGGCGGCCACCGGCGCGGCGCTGGCGGTCCTGGAGAAGGGCAGCATCGGCCCCGACGTGGTGGCCATGCAGAAGCTGCTCCTGAAGTGGGAGCCGCGCTGCCTGCCTGAGTACGGCGCCGACGGCGACTTCGGCGACGAGACCCGCGCGGCGCTGCTGGCCTTCCAGCTGGCCGCCGGCATCGAGCAGACCGGGAAGTATGACGACGAGACCGCGCACTCGCTGCTGCTGGCGGTGGGCGCGACGGTGGAGATTACCGGCGGCACCGTCAACGTCCGCAGCGGGCCCGGGAAGAAGTTCCCCGTGCTGGGCGTCGCGCGCAAGGGCACCGCGCTGGACTACCAGGGCATGTGGGAATACTCCGACGAGGACAGCCTCTGGCTGCTGGTGGCCTATACGCCCGCCGGCGCGAACGCGCCCAGGAATGCGTGGGTGTCTGAAAAGTATGCGGAGGTGAGAGCGTGAGACCGTTCATGCTGGGCTTTTTCATGGGAGCTCTGATGGCGGCGCTGGTGATTTCACTGGCGGACCAATACATTTGGCAATTGATGTGAAGGGGGATTGATTACAATGAGGGTATTTGAAAACGTGGCCAGGATCTGCGCAGCGCTGGTGGGCTTCGTGGCCGGACTCTATGGCGGCTGGACGGAGAGCCTGCGGGTGCTGGTGATCTTCATGGTGGTGGACTACCTGCTGGGGTGCGCCTGCGCCCTGGCCGGCAGGAGCCCCAAGACCGAATCCGGCCACTTCTGGAGTCGCGTGGCGTTCATGGGCATCCTGAAGAAGGTGGGCATCATGGCCCTGGTGCTGGTGGCCATCCAGCTGGACCGGGCCATCGCCGCCGGGGGCGCGGCTGCCGGTGGTGGGCAAACCATGTTTCAGACGGCCACGGTGTTCTTCTATATTGCAAATGAAGGCATGAGCATCATCGAGAACGCCGGCCTGCTGGGCGTGCCCGTGCCGAAGCCGCTGCGGCAGGGGCTGGAGCTGTTGCGGGACAAGAGCGACGGAGATGGCGGCGGCGATAACGGAGCCGGGACTGTATAGTCGTATATGATCGCATGGGCGGGAGCTGAGGCTCCCGCTTTTGATTATGGATCATTCGGATCCGCGCGCAGACATGGCGAGGAGGTAGATCTACGAGGCCTCCCCCGCCCTTCCCTGCCAGGCTGATTGCGGCCATGCGGCGATGAACGATGGGCAACGGAACGGATATTGTCACGTGTGATGCGCAGCTTATGGGGATAGCGGAGCTCGCTGGGCGCGGTAAATGGAGTGGAGCTCTGGCACGTGGTGATCGTGGCCACAGCATCTGTTGCGGAGATGGATAGAACATGGACCACGAGGATGCAGAGCTTTGCGGTCGAGCGGATCACGGGGCAGTCTTGCGGTCGGCTGACTGGCCTGGCTCTGATGCTGGCTGATCAGCAGGCAGGCGGAATCGCGGGTATAGTGTGATGATGATATGAGCTGGGAAGGTATCGTTCGGATGATCGGCGTTAAACCGCTGCGGCTATGTCAGGCGATATGGTGATGGCGTTCGGGTATGGGTGCTGCACAGATCGCCAGCGCGCATGCATGTGCCGAAACGCGAAGCATATAGGGTGCGGAAATCACGGGGAAACGCAACATGATGATTATTTTTGCGAAATCTCTGCGGTGGGCGCCCCGTGATGGCGAGTAGACCCACTCCCCCCTATCGATGCCATCCCCCTCCCTTCCGACAAAGAACCGGCGAGTGTCAAGCGTAAACACTGCGGCTTTGAAAATACTTAGGGGGCTGGTTAAGAGGTAACACTTATATCACTTGAAGAATTATAAGTGAAACATCATTGAAACGGCATATAATTGGAAGAAATTAGGAATGAATCACCAATTACACTTGTAACACTAATAATGGGAATAGGTGAAAATCTTCTATAGCTTTCTGGGGACAAAATGTGCTTCATTTTACAACGATCGAGCAGCCAACGAATAGAATACAAATATTAGTTTTGAATATGTTCAGTTAATCTAAGAAATACAATGAAAAGCGCCGACGTCAGCGCTTTTCGGGACCAAAAGGTCGCAGGTTCAAATCCTGTCACCTCGACCACAAAAACTGTGAGGGTTATACAAATCCTCACAGTTTTTTTATTCACCTCATTCAAACAACAGTAAATGAAATGTTATACCGGTTTTGAAGTGGGGACATTTTGGGGACATGAGGGGACAGAGAGAGCGGGGCGCCGGTGGGCGCTCCGCTTTTTCGTGGGGATCACCTGGGGATCTGCTGGGGATCAGCGGAGGGTGTCGTCTGGATCCTGGGAGGCGCCGAAGGCCCGGTCGATCAGGCGCTGCATGGCATCAGCGGATTCGCGATCGCGCTTTCGGACGGCATGGGCATAGATCTTTAGCGTGGTGTCGGCGCTGGCATGGCCGAGTCGGCTGGCCACGGCCACGGCGTCCAGGTTGTTGGCGAAGAGGATCGTGGCATGGGAATGCCGGAGATCGTGGAAGCGGACGCCCTCGAAGCCGTTGCGGTCCGCGAATTTCCGCCACTGCTTCGACGGGGTGTCTTTGTTGAGGGGCTTGCCATCCCAGGCGCAGACGATCAGGCCATTCTCGTGCCAGCGATCGCCGAGTCGCTGCTGTGCCTCCAGGTGGTATTTCCTTGTTTCCTCCAGCAGGGCCATCATGCCAGGCGGGAGATCTACGACGCGGCTGCCGGCGACAGACTTTGGATCGCCGTAAAAGGCGCCGGCCTCCGGCGTCTGCTTGAGGGCGCGGGAGATGTCGATGGAGCAGTCCGCCCAGCTGACGTCCTGGAGCCGCAGCGCGCCCACCTCGCCCAGGCGCAGGCCGCAGAGCAGCGCCAGGAGCACCGCACAGCGAAACGGCAGCGACTCCTCCAGCGCCAGGCAGCGGAGCAGCTGCACGGCCTGGTCGTCGTCCAGCACCTTGAGGGGTTTCTTGCGCACCTTCGGCCGGTCCACCTTCTTCATGGGGTTGCGGGTCAGATATTCCCACTGTACCGCCTTCTCCAGCATATAGGAGAGCGTGTCATAATAGTGGCGCACGGTGCGGTCGGACAGCTGACGGGGCCGCGGGGCCGGGCGCTGCTGATCTGCGACGCGCACGCGCTCCAGCGGCGGCTTCGCGGTAGTGCGGGCCGTGTCCTTCTTGATGGAGTTGATAAAGCGATTGAGGATCACCGGCGTGAGCTTTTGCAGCTTCACGTCACCCAGGGCGGGCAGGATCCGACTGTCCAGGAAAAACTGGTAATTCTTCAGCGTGTCCGCAGAGCAGTCCGGCCGCACGTGCTCGTCGATCCAGATCCTGGAGAACTCGCGGACGGTGATCGGGCTGTCCTCCACGACGTTGCCGTCGGCATAGTCCACCCTGAGCCGCGCCTCCTCGATCTCGGCACGGGCGCGCTGCTCGGCCTCCGACAGCTCGGCTGGGAAGGTAATCGTCTTTCGGATCCACTTCCGACCCTCCTCCACTGAGGTCCGGAAGCCGACGCGCCAGGTGTTAGGGCTTCTCTGTTCGATCATGAGCGTCTCCTGAGATATAAAGGGGTGTGTACTGTAAAAAAACTGGTGTTACGGTGATACAAAAAATATCCCTACCTATTTTAAACATGTAAAAATGCAGTGTAACAATGGTGAAACTTCAGTGTTGCGGAGTGAAGGAATGGTGATACGTCTGTCATTTAAAGAAATTGATAACCTTAAAAACAACATATAGTATTGGGGCTAAAACAGCAACGGTTATAATTATGCCAATCATTATCGGTGAAGCGCAGCCACTGTTTCTATTCTTTGTGTTGGTAGTATTCATAGATGAATAGCTATAGCTGTTAGTTGACGGTGTCTGATAGCTATATGACTGTGGCTTCTCTAACTCATTCAGTTTATCGGATGCCGCCTGGTAGGACTCGCCAATAACTATTTGCACACCATATGGTTTATAGACGTTTGTCCTTCCCACGGATCTGACGAGACAGACCAGTGAATTAATATCTTTACCAAGAATACGAATTAAGCGAGCATCTTCTTTTGGAAGAAAACCAAGCTGTTCAGATGACATATTGAAAACGCCTATCGCTTCGGGATATTCAGTTGAGGAGCAGTCGACCAATTTTAGCTGTTCACGTTTTCTAAGCCCTTGAATAAGAGATTGCCTTGACGTTCCATTAGGATTGTCAAATGTAACGCCTGCTATCTTTGTTGAGTAGGAATATGGTGTTGCCATATGAAGGCCTCCCTTCGATAGAGTTGAAGTTTGCGAATCTATATGATAGAATCAGCATGACGCGCGGACAATAATGCTGGAGCTCTAGTAGGAACGAGGAACCCCATGAACCAGGAACTACAAAAACGGGTCATTCAGAAGATTGCCCAGCTTGACCGTCAGCAGCTCCTTCAGCTACTCCAATTTCTCGACCAGCTTCAAGTCCCTCAAGGAAGTCCAGAACCCGGGTCAGCGCTGGATCTGGAAGCGACTGAACACGCTCAATAGCACGCGCCCGCAGCTCGTCGTCCCTGACGGTGGGCTGCGCTTCGTCGCGGCATAGAATATAGTCAACTGTCACATGAAAAAGCTCTGCGAGCTTAATCAATGTCTCATGGCTTGCCTGTCGCCTATCACTCTCGTAATTAGCATATGTACTTCGACAGATGCCGATAGCGCTGGCGACTTCAAATTGGTTCATGTCTGCTTTTTCTCTTATTTCTCGTAGGCGATTCATTAAATCACTCCCATATCAATAGTATAACGTTTCGTTACGAAACATTCAACGGTTTCTTTCTGATGTGTCAAATAGAAACATTTTCACATTTTAGTCATTGACTTTGTGTCAAATTGACACTATAATTGATTCATCACGACACAAGAGGTGAGGGGAATGGACCTGAAAAGCAAGCGAGAAGCGAAACAGCTGACACAAAGCCAGGTTGCCGAAAAAGTAGGGATCGCCAGGGAATCGTACACGAACATTGAAAACGGTGTCCGCCGTCCGTCTGTCGGGGTCGCGCAGAAGATCGGCGCTGTGCTCGACTTCCCTTGGGTGATGCTGTTCGAAGAATCAGAAAAAGAGGCTTGAGCCATGAAGATGCGAACCCTGAACGAGGCCGCCGAGGCCCTGGGCACCACGCGCCACCGGATCCGCCGCGGCATCCAGGCCGGGCGCTATCCCTCGATGCAGTGGGGCTTTCGGCTGCTGGTGGATCTGGATGTGCTGGAGCCGATCATCCGGGCCGAGGACGCCGAGGCGGAGAAAACGGTGGGCATCGGTCAGCTGAGCGAGCTGACCGGCCTGCCGCCGACGACGATCCGGCGCATGTGCAAGCAGGGCGTACTACCCTACACGAAGGACAAGCAGAGCCGCTATAAATTCAGGCCGTCCGAGGTGCTGGCGGCTTTGCAGAACATGATGGAGTGAGACGGGCATGGCGAAGCGAGGATTGACGATCCACGACATTCTGGGCCAGCTGGGGTGCCGGTCGCGGCCGGATGGCGAGGGCAACTACAAGTGCCGTTGTCCCGCCCACGACGACAAGCAGGCCAGTCTGAGCGTGCGGGAGGGCGACAAGGGCATCGTGCTGCGGTGCTTCGCCGGGTGCACGCTGGACGCGATCTGCTCCCGGCTGGGCATGAAGCCCGCGGATCTGTTCTGGGAGGACGACAAGCCCGGAAAGCCACCGACGAGGTCGGGGACGAAGAGCGGCAAGACGCCCAGGCAGTTCAGCAGCTACGATGAGGCCTACGGCCACCTGGGGAAGCTGGTGTGCGTGTACCCGTACACCACCGCAGAGGGCCGGCTGGTGTTCGAGGTGGCGCGGATCCGGACGGCGGACGGCGGCAAAACCTTTCGGCAGCACCGTCCCGCGGATCCCGACAAGGGAAAATTCCCGATCGTGTGCAGCGTGCCCGGCGAGCTCAGCGGCGGCCTGATCTACCGGCTGCCGGAGGTGCTCTCCGCGATCCAGGCCGGCAAGCCGGTCTACGTGGTCGAGGGCGAGAAGGACGTGGAAACGCTCCTGAAGCTGGGCCTGACGGCCACCACCTGCCCGGGCGGAGCGAAAAACTGGCGCAAGGCACACAGCCAGAACCTGAAGGGCGCGGACGTGATCGTGGTGCCCGACAATGATCCCTCCGGCGCGGAGCACGAGAAGCTGGTGGTGGGCAACACCCAGCCCGTGGCGAAGTCGGTGCGGGTGGTGCACCTGGTGGATGGCTATCCGGAGCTTCCGATCAAGGGCGACATCACCGACCTGGTGGAGCTCGTCGGCGCGGATCGTGCGCTGGAGATCCTCAAGGAGCTCCAGGACAGGACGCTGGGCGATCCCTACCAGGTGGCGGTCCAGGCGTTCAACAACCTGCCCGGCTACTGCATCACCAATGGGTGCATCTGCCAGCGGGTGGAGGACACCACCAAGGTGCTGGGCACGTTCGTGGCGCTGCCGGTCAAGGAGATCACCCGGGACGACGGCGTCACCGAGGAGAAACAGCTGGAGATCATGGGCTGGGCGCCCTCCGGAGCGCGGCTCAAGACCATCCACGTGGACGTGGCGAAGTACAAGGGCGTCGACTGGGCCATGGAAAACTGGGGACTGGTGGCCAACATCATGCCGGGGAGCACCGTGCGGGACAAGCTGCGCAGCGCCATCGCTTCGGCGGGCGTCCAGGTGGCGAAGGAGGAGGTCATCTACCAGCATACGGGCTGGCGGAAGATCCGCGGAAAGTGGTCGTACCTCTACCAGGGCGGCTGCATCGGCGCGGACGCCGTGACGGTGGACATGGGACCGGGGCTTGAGAGCTACACGCTGGACGATGTGCCCGAGGGACTGAGTGCTCTTGACGCGGCGCTGACCAGCGCCAGCATGAGCATGGTGATAAAACCGCGGCTATCGGTGCCGATGCTGGGCGTGACCTACCTGGCACCGCTGCGGGAGTTCCTGGTGCAGGCCGGTGCGCCGCCGTCGTTTGCGACGGTGCTCAAAGGCTCTACCGGCACGCGCAAGTCCACGGCCGCCGCACTGTTTTTGAGCCATTTCGGCCATTTTACGGGCACCAACCTGCCGGCCAGTTTTTCGGACACTGCCAACTATGTGCGCAGCAAGGCATTTTACCTGAAGGACACGCCCATCGTGGTGGACGACTACTACCCGGCCACCAGCCGGGACGAGAAGCGCCAGATGCAGCGCATTGCGCAGCTGCTGAGTCGAGCCTTCGGCGACAACCGGGAGCGCGGCCGGTTGAGCGCAGATCTGAGCATCCAGCGCAGTCAGCCGCCGCGGTCGCTGGGCATCATCACCGGCGAACTGGTGCCGGACATCGGCGAGAGCGGCGTGGGGAGGTTTTACGTGATCGAGATTGAGAAAGATGATGTGCCGGCCACGCGGGAGCTGACGGAGCTCCAGATGCAGGCACGGGACGGCCACCTGCGCGCTGCCATGCGGGGCTACATAGAGTGGCTGCTGCCCCAGGCGGAGACACTGGGCCGCAAGCTCGGCGACATGTTCTATCAGTACCGGGCGCGGGCTGACGAGCTGCTGGCCGGATCCGGGGCGCACTCCCGCACGCCGGAGCAGGTGACGCACATCATGATTGGGCTGACCATGATGCTGGACTACTGGACGAGCCTGGGCTTGCACAGCCAGGAGAGCCGCGACGCGACGCTGGAGGACTACTGGCAGATCGTCACCGGCAACAGCCGCGCCCAGGCCGAGAGCAGCCGGGAGGACACGCCGGTGCAGATGTTCCTGGCGGCGGTCACCGAGCTGCTGGCCAGTGGGACGGCGACGGTGATGGACATCACACCGGAGGGCAAGCACACGCAAACCAAGGGCATGGTGGGCTATGCCGATTACCGCAACTACTATTTTATGGGCGATACGATCTATGGCGCGGTGGTCAAGTTCTACGCCGATCAGGAGCGCGTGCTGCCCGGCAACCGGGCGGAGCTGTTCCGCCAGCTGCGGGCGGCCAACGTCGTTCAGCAGATCGGCGGCGATGGCAAGACCACCCGCATCAAGCGGACGCCGGACGGCAAGAGCCAGCGCCTGTTGTGGATCCCGCGCTGGGTGATCGACGGCACCCGGCCACCGGAGCCAGAGGCGCATCAGATCCGGATGGAGGATTTCAAGGAGGTCTCCAACGACGACCTGCCAGACAGCTTTAAGGAGGATTGACCATGGCAACAAACCTGAATGCGCTGATAGCCATCGAAGAGAAAACCGGCCAGGAGTACATGCTGCGGCAGCTGGCCGAGGAGTGCGCGGAGCTCTGCCAGGCAGCGCTCAAGCTGATCCGCGCGTGGAATGGAGAGACGCCGATGATGACCGTTGAGGCGCGGTACCATCTGACAGAGGAGCTGGCCGACGTAATGATCATGACCGAATGGGCCTATTGGTGCCTGCTCAGTCAGAATGAAATCGAACAGTGCGATGCCATTGTGGCCAAGAAGCTGGAACGGATGACGAAGCGCATCCTGGGAGGTGGGAGCCGTGACTGACGGCGGACTCAGGGCCGGGCACCGGCACTGCCGCCGGTGCGGCAGGACGCTGGAGCCCTTCGAGTCCTGCGAATGCAACCAGGTACTGCCCGCTCCGGGCTGGCCGCGGGATGGGCTGCGGGCCACCTGCCCGATGTTCCGGGCGCGGAGCAGCTACCGTCGGCGACACTATCTGGACTGCAATGGCCGCAAACTGCGGGCTGACTCACGCCAGACCCGGGACACGTTTTACGCGGTCTACTGCTGCGGCGATGCCAGGGCGCGGGCTGCCTGCCCGTTCCGGCACGGTGATGACAAGGCGCATTGACGACCGACCAATACAAGGGAGCGAACGATATGGGAAAGAGCACTACGATCACGCAGGCCATGGAGCTGCTGGGCGTCACCGATCAGCTGCTGGCCGAAAAGAGCAATGTGGACATCGCGATGAATCTGAGCACAAGCGAGGGCCGGAAGCATAGCGGCATGGGCGGCCCCGGCTATGACGTGCAGGTCGATCCGAAATACGTCTGGCTGGACAAGCACCAGCCGACTGAGCGCAAATTCACCTGGCTGGGCTTCGTGGAGGCCTGTCGGACCGTCGCCCAGGAGCGCAGCGCACTCCAGGCCGCGAAGGTCGCCAGCCTGTCGCAGCTGTTCGACATCGAGATGCGGATCCACGTACACCTTCAGGCAGCCTATACCAACGTGCTTGAGGTCGGGCGCTGTCTGATCGAGGCCAAGGAGAGCGGTCTGGTGCCGCATGGCGAGTGGGAGGCGTGGGTCCAGCGGAATGCCCACATGAGTGAGCGCGCCGCGCAGAACCTTATGAAGGCCGCGCGGGAGGTCGTGCCAGGGAGCCGGCTGGAAGCGCTGCCGATCAGCAAGATCCAGGAGATCCTGGCGCTGCCTGAGCCCCAGCGGGAGGCCATGGCTGAGCGCGTCCAGAACGAGGATCTGACGGTCAAGCAGCTGCGGGAGGCCATCGCCAACGAGCGCAAGCGGTCCGACCAGATGATCGAGAAATACAACAACATCAGCAGCGTCAGCCGCCGCAAGGATGCCGAGATCGCCCGGCTGAACACCAAGGTCACTGAGACCCAGCGGGCCTATGACGACTGGAAGGCGACGACCGACCAGGAGCATAAGCGGGAGATCGGCGCGCTGAAGCTCCAGCTCCAGGAGGCTCTGGCGGCGCCGGCGGGGATCAGCCCGGAGGCCCAGGCGAAGATCGACAAGCTGACGTCGGAGCTGGAAGAAGCGGAGGCCATGATCGACCGCCAGGCGGAGCTGCGGCAGGAGGCCCAGCAGGCGCTGGTGGAGCTCAAGAGCCAGATGGACCGTGGCAACACTTCCCGGGAGGAGGACCGGACCGCAGACGCGGTGGTCGCAGCAGTGCGGACCTTCATGGGCGGCGTGGGCTATGTCCCCCACTCGGCCAGGCTGGCGACGTTGAGCGAGCCGGACCGGCAGGCGGTGGCATCCCACGTGGAGATGATCGCCCAGTGGGTGGAAGCGGCCCGGCGGGCGCTGCAAAGCGGCCGGATCGTCGTGATCGAGGAGGCGTGACCGATGGGCGAGATGATCAGAATGGAGCCGGGCGGCGCGGCGCCGCTGACCCGGGCAGAGCAGCAGCTCCAGCAGATGGCTGAGGCCATGCAGACCATGGCGTCGATGCTGCGAGCGACCAATGAGAGCATGGAGGCCCTGCGGCAGCAGGTGCGGCTGCTGGAAAAAGTGACGCCCGCCCAGGTGTCGGCCCTGAACGCCTGGATCCGGGTGCGGGCCGCCGAGCTGTGCGCAGAGTACCGGCTGTCGGGCCGGGAGAAGGCCGTGGCCGCGCTGATCCGCAAGGCGATCAAGGTGCAGTTCGGAGCGTCCACTGTGCGGGACCTGCCCCGGTGCGACTACGAGGCGGCCAGGATGCAGGTGGAATTGTGGGACGACTACAAGGCCATCAAGGCCATGAAGGGGAGGGACAGGACATGACCATTCGAGAATGCGCTGTCGTGATGGCCTACACCGGCGTTACGATGCTGGCCGGGGATGATCTGGGCGAGTTTTACAGGTACGTGGAGCATCTGCTGGGCTATCCGGTCATGACGCACGAGCTGGCCAGCGAGGCCCTGTGTGAGGAGATCAAGCGGCGGTCGAAGGACGACTTCCTGGCGCTGTGTCAAAACAGGTCCGATCCGAGGGTGCTGTCCCTGGAGGAGGTCACCGCCTGGGACGGCCCGCTGGTGGTGGAGGAGCGCTGCTGCGGCGGCCGCCTGTCCTGGGCGCTGTACTATGGCGAGTATTATCCCGCCCTCCGCTTCCAGCTGCCCGGCTGCGTGCTGGTGCTGCCGACGGCGGTCTATGGCGAGGACTGGCGATGCTGGACGGCCTGGCCGGATGACGATGCGAGGAGGTGGCCGGCATGACGATCCTGAGACAAAAGCAAAAGCGGGAGCTGCTGATTGATCTGGCGGTGATCCAGTGCCGCGTCGTCGAGGCGATGCCGTTCATGGTAGGCGTAGCGTCTGATGAGGCCGCGAAGGAGTTCATGCGCAGCTGCATGGACAACCTGATGGCGGTGGCAAAAGCCATTGATCCTGAGCATGGTGCGGACTTCATGGGGAACGCCTACCTGGAGGCCCGCCGGCTTGTGGTGACGCGATGGAAGGGAGATGACGCCGATGAAGCCACGGAAAAAGCCTAAGCAGCCGGTGCCGCTGCCGATCATGAAGCCCATGAACGGGCGGGAGCTCAAGGTGATCGAGTGGCTGCTGGTGCTGGACTCCCGATTCGCGGAAGCCGGGGACGCCCTGCGGGGCCGCCTCCGGCACGTGCCCGGCGGGTGGCGGGACTGGCGGCTCATGGAGACGCTCTGCCGGAAGCTGCTGGCGGAGATCTACTGCACGCTGCCCAACAAGACGATGACCTACATTGAGCGCATGCGCTCCTTCGGGGAGGCCCTGGTGCGGTTCTCCCCCGCCTCCCGGTCGCCGGAGTGGCTGCTGGTGCGGGACGTGGACATGAAGGCCATCATCAACACTGCCATCGCCGCCGAGTGCGCGGTCTGCATGAAGGAGGGCAAGGCCATCGACCGGTGCCCGCTGCGGCGGGCCATGATCGACCTGGCCCCCCCGCATGAAGAGCCGGAGACCGGCTGCGGCTACCGCGAGGCCGCCATGGCGTCGGAATATGGGCATTATCTATGATTCTACTTGGGAGGGACATCGATGAACAAAGTGATCCTGATCGGGAACCTGGCCGCGGATCCGGAGGCCCGGACCACACAGAGCGGCATTTCGCAATCGACCTTCCGCCTGGCGGTGCAGCGCAAGTATGCCAACGCCCAGGGTGTGCGGGAGGCGGACTTCTTCACCATCATCGCCTGGCGCAACACCGCGGACTTCGTCAACAGTTACCTCGTCAAGGGGCGCAAGGTGGCCGTGGAGGGCGCGATCCAGAATCGCAGCTACGACGGCCAGGACGGCCAGCGGCACTATGTGACCGAGATCATCGCCGACAGTGTGGAGGCGCTGTCCTCGCCCAGGCGCGACGCTGGGGATCCCGGACCCACGCCGCCGCCCTCGAAGGCGGACCGGCCGGAGCAGAAGCGGATGGACTACAGCGGCGACGCGGCGGACGACTTCACCGAGGTCGACGACGACGAGCTGCCATTCTGATAAAGCGAGGTGATACCATGACCGCGATGGACGTTTTTGTGAGCTACCTGCGGAGCGGGGAGCAGATCGAGGCGCTGGAGGAGAAGATCCGCCGGCGCGAAGCCGTCATGACCGGCGGCACGGCGAGACCTTCGGAGCCGGACGGCGGAAGTCGCGGCACCGATGACGCCAGCATGCGGCTGCTGGATTACGTGGGCAACATTGAATCGCTGCGGAAGGAGTTGAGCGCCTGCCGGCAGGCCCGGGAGGAGGACAAGGACTGTGCGCTGTACCTGACGGAGATGCTGCCCGATCCGCTGGGCGGCGTCATGATGCGGATCTACGTGGAGGACAAGTCCTACCGGGAGATCGCCGACGAGATCGGCTACAGCGTCTCCCACGTCAAGCGCCTGCGCCGGGACGCCGAGAAGCTGTGCCAGAGCATCCGGGTGGTCAGCTGGGACCGGAGGCACGTGCCGGTGCTGGTGTTCCCCGCGAGCATGGGGGGCCTGTGATGGCGCCGGTGCCCTGGAAACTGGAGCACACCAGCGAGCTGCCGGGCCAGGCCGCGGTGGCGCAGGTCAGCGGCCCGGCGGCGCTGGAGCTGCCGCCCGCCGTCATGATGGCCGTCGCGGTGTGCTGGTGCGGCGGCGGCTGGCCGCTCCGGCGCGACGGCGACGGCTGGCGCATGGACGGCCCGCAGCTGTCGACGCGCTTTATGGACATCGGGCCCCGGAGCCTGCGGATGACCGTGCGCATCGCGACGGCGGGCCTGCCCGAGGCCGCCTGGCCGGTGCTCTGCGACCGGCGGGTATCCATGCGCGCGATGAACCTGGCGCGGCTGTACGATGTGCCCGCGCTGGCCGAGCGGGTCGGGCTGCCGGACGAGGACGTGGCCGAGGTGCTGGACTGCCCGCCCGGAGCGGAGGACCTGAACGCGGTGGCGACCCGCCAGTGTCTGCTGGCGTATTGCGACCGCTGTGCCGATGCGGCGACGCTGGGGATCCTCCGGACGCTGCTGCGGCGGCAGCGGGACGCGATCGCCGATATGAAGCCGGGCGCGTTCATCCGCGTCCGGAAATCCCACACCAAGCGGGTCTACACCGAAGAGGAGGAGGAGAACGAGGCGTGACGAATCGGGAGCGGCTGTTCAGGGAGCTGGACGCGCTGCCCAGGGAGGACTGGTTCTACTGGCCCTGCCGCCGGGAGAGGCTGCTGGAGGGGCTCACCTGAACGAAAAGCGCTGACGTCGGCGCTTTTCAATTTGCGCACGCGGTTTTCAGTTTGACAGCCCGCCCGAATGAAAAGGGCGGGCAGCCCGTCAAAAATGATCCCGCATGAGCCTTGATGATCCACCGCCGAATGTGATATGGTAGACTCAACAGGAACGGGCCGAGGGGCCGCTGAGCGATCAGCGGTCCCTTTTGTTTGGAGAAATCAGAATGTACTACGGAAAGACATCGGATCCGTTCTACCGGTCGCCGGCGTGGCGGCGGCTGCGCGCGGTGGCACTGGAGCGGGACCACCACATCTGCCAGGACTGCCTCCAGCAGAAGCGCATGGGCGCGCGGATCCGCGCGCGGCGGGCGGTGGTGGTGCATCACATCCTGTCCCGGGAGACACACCCGGAGCTGGCACTGGAGCTCACGAACCTGGTGAGCCTGTGCGACGCCTGTCACAACAAGCGCCACCCGGAAAAGGGCGGAAGGTCCGCTGCCGGCGGCCAGCCCGGCCAGGGGCCGAAGCCCGCGCCCCGGGGGGTGCGGATCATCAAAGTTTGAGTATCCAGGGAGGGATGGACATGCAGGAGGGCGACCGCTTCGAGGCGCTGCGCGAAGCGCTGGCCAAGGAGCTGGGCGGCGAGCTGACGCCCCAGCAGACCATCCTCGTGAACAACCTGGTCAGCAATGAGCGGCTGAAGGAGAAGCTGCTGGCGGACATCGAGGCGCGGGGCGTCGTGGTGAATTACTACAACGGGCGGCAGACGCTCAAGCGGGACAACAAGTCCATCGTGACGCTCCAGAAGGTGGAGGATCAGAGCCGGCGGGTGATGATGGCGCTGGGCCTGATCGCCCGCGAGAAGCCCGCCGCGGCTGTCGGCGATGATGACGACGGCGACGACTTCGAGGACTTCTGACCTGCCGCTGCTGCGCTGGGCGCAGCCAGCGGAGACGGCCGCGGAGATCCCCGCGGCCCGGCCCGCGCCGCAGGCCAACGACATCGGCTCCGGCGTCCGTCGGGCTTATGAATACGCCGACCGGGTGCTGGACGGCACCATCATCACCTGCGAAAAGGTCAAGATGGCCTGCCGCAGGTTTCAGGCGGACCTCAAGCGATCGCGGGAGGATCCGGACTGGCCCTGGGTGTTCGATCCCCAGAAGGCCGAGCGCCCCATCAATTTCATGGAGCGCTACCTGGTCCCCTCCAAGGGTGACTATGACCGGTTCGAGCTGCTGCCCTGGCAGTGCTTCTGCGAGGCGAACCTCTACGGCTGGGTCCACCGGGAGACCGGCTATCGGCGCTTTACTGAGGGCCTGATCGCCGTCGGCCGCGGCAACGGCAAGACCACGATGATCGCCGGCAACGCCGGCTATGGCGTCTCGAAGGACGGCGAGCGCGGCGCGGACGTCTACCTGCTGGCCAACTCCAAGGAGCAGGCCGGCATCACCTTCGGCGAGTGCTCCGCGCAGCTCAGGTCCAGCCGCATCGCCAGCCACTTCCGGGTGCTCCGGTCCGCGATCTACTACGACGAGACCGGCGGCAAGATCGAGCACCGCGCCAGCGACAGCCGCAAGCTTGACGGCCTGAACCCTCACATGGGCATCTTCGACGAGCTGCACGCCTATCGGGATTTCAAGCTGATCAACGTCATCAAGCGCGGCATGAACAAGCGCCGCCAGCCCCTGGCGCTGTACATCACCACCATGGGCACGGTGCTGGATGGCCCGCTCATGCACTACTATCAGCTGTTCACCGACGCCATGGTCCCCGGCAAGCTCCGCCAGGATGTGGCGGACCGCATGTTCTCCTTCATCTGCGAGCTGGACGAGAAGGACGACGTGGAGGACACCAGCCTGTGGGTCAAGGCCAACCCCTCCATCGGACCTCTGCTGGACATTGAAAAGCTCAAGGCCGACTGGGAGCGCTGCAAGCACGTGCCCCAGGAGCGCGCGGACTTCATCTGCAAACAGCTGAACGTGTTCGTGAACAGCGGCGAGGCGAAGTTTGTGGACTTCGAAGTGCTGAAGCGCAACGACGGCACCTTCGACGAGGCGGGCCTTGTGGGCCGCGAATGCTACGGCGGCTTCGACCTGTCGCTGACCGAGGACTTTACCGGCGCGGCGCTGGAGTTCCCGCTGGAGGACGGCCGGTACTTCTGGTTGGGCCACACCTGGATCCCGCAGCGGAAGGCGGAGCTCGACAATGAGAAGATCCCATACTTCGAGTGGGCCATGAAGGGCTATCTCACGCTGGTGCCCGGGGATTATGTGAAGTACGAGCTGGTGTTCGAGTGGTTTCGGGAGGCCTGCAAAAAATACCAGGTCATGTCCATCGGCTACGACCCGGCCAACGCCATGCGGCTGGTGCAGTCGATGCAGGGCGCCGGCATGCCGGTCAACCTGGTGCGCCAGGGTCCGCTCACGCTGAACGCGCCGATGAAGAACCTGCGCGAGGTGCTGCTGGACGGCCGGCTGGTGATGAACAACAACCCGCTCTGCCGCTGGTATCTGGACAACGTGAAGATCCGCCAGGGCACGCGCGACGCGGAGCACGAAAACTGGCTGCCCACGAAGGCGGGCCGGTACAACAAGATCGACGGCTTCGCGGCGCTGCTGAACGCCCACGCGGAGCAGATGCGCATGAACCCGGTGGGACGCCGCACGGACTGTGCGGGCGTCACCATCCTGGAATTGTAGGAGGTTACGGCCATGTCGATTTTCAGCCGGAAGAAGCGAGGCAACAGCACTCGCGACCATCCCACGACGGTCCCTGAGCGGACGTCTACGGCGCTGACGCTGTGGAGCGCCCTGGCGGGCAGCAAAATGCGGCAGGATCTCAAGGGCAGCGAGGCGATCTACTCGGCGGTGAGCCGCATCGCCAACACGCTGGCCTGCATGCCGTTCAGGCTCTACCGCCGCTTTGACAAAGCGGTGGACGACGAGCGTTACCGGCTGCTCACCTACTCGCCGAACCCGGAACTGACGCCCTACCAGTTCGTGATGGCGGCCGAGGCCTGCCGGCTGACGGCGGGCTGCGCCTACATCCTGGCGGTGCCGGACGCGGGCGGCAGCGGGATCGAGCGGCTGGACGTGCTGGATCCGGCGCGGGTGCAGGTGCTGCGCAACCGTGAGAACCGGGAGCTGTGGTACCGGATCGCGATGGACGACGGCCAGGCAGTGACGGTGCACGGCAGCTATGTGGTGGCCCTGCACCACATGTCCACCGACGGCGTGACCGGCATCAGCCCCATCGAAGTGCTGGGCGGCACGCTCAAATACGACAGGCAGATCCAGGACGTGAGCCTGGAGCAGCTCAAGGGCGTCGGGGACTCCATCGTGCTGACCTATCCCACCAATTTCTCGGGTGAGCAGCAGCTGATGCACGTGGAGCGGTTCCGCCAGGTCTACAACGCCAGCGGCCGCCACGTGATCATCCTGGATGGCGGCGTCACCGCGGACACCATCAAAAACTCGGTGGTGGATCCCAAGGTGCTGGACGTGGCCAACGTCACCCGGCGCAAGGTGGCGGCGGTATACAACATGCCGCCCCGGATGCTGGGCGACGCCTCCGCCTCCGGCTACTCCACCTCAGAGCAGGACATCAACGAATTTCTGAAGCTCACGATGCTGCCCATCGTCCGGCAGTGGGAGGAAGCGTTCAACCGGAAGCTTTTAAGCTATGACGAGATCAGGCAAGGCTACACGTTCCGCTTCGACATGGATGCCCTCAAGCGCGGCGACACCGCCGCCATGGCGGACAAGCACTCCAAGGCCGTCCGCGGCGCGAAGATGACGCCCAATGAGGTCCGCGAGGAGGACGGTCTCCCTCCCCTCCCCCACGGCGACGAGCTGTTCATCGCCCGCGACATGGTGCCCATGCGCGTGGTGGTGGAACATCCCGAGCTGCTGTTGACCGGGCAGATGAACGACGAGGAGTAGCTTTCCATTTTCTCACGCCGCACCGGGGTCTTTTGATCCTTTCTCACCCCGGGGATCCGCGGCTCCCGGCATGACCGGGGCCCGGTTCTCCTGCCCGGGCGGGCCCTGCCACGGCGTCGTTTGCCGCGCGTCCCATATCCGCGCGGTCCGGGGAAGTGACGCGCCCCGGGGCATGTTGGCGGCGCCTACGGTGATATAAGGGCCCTATTCGCCTCTATTTCGGGGGCGCTTACGGAGGTAACTATGTACAAGTTTTGGAGCATGGCGGTAAAATCCGCCGATAAGCGCACCGATCTCTACATTCTGGATGAGATCGCGTCGCGGGAGTCCTGGTGGTCGGACGCGGTGACGCCCAAGGCGTTCAAGCGCGACCTGGACCAGGCCGAGGGCACGCTCTATGTGTGGCTGGACAGCCCCGGCGGCGACGCCTTCGCGGGCTCCACCATCCACGACATGCTGCGCGAGTATTCGGCGTCCGGGCGCGGCCGGGTGATCGCCATGGTGAGCCTGGCGGCCTCTGCGGCCAGCATCATCGCCATGGCCGCCGACGAGATCCGCATCAGCGTGCTGGGCACGATGATGATCCACGAACCCTGGAGCCAGCCCACCGGCAACAGCACCGTGCTGCGGGCCATGGCGGACGTGCTGGACGCCGTGCGCGACGGCCAGGTCGACGCCTACGTGCGGCGCACCGGCCAGAGCCGGGAGCGGATCCTGGAGATGCTCAAGGGCACCGACGGGAACGGCACCTACATGAACGCCGAGCAGGCCATCGTGCAGGGCTTTGCCGATCGCCTGATGCACGAGGACGACGTGGCGGAGGACCGGCGGCCGTCGGCGCTGATGCGGAGCCTTACAGAGGTTCGCATCGCCGCCTGCATCGAGCGGGAGGACCGGCGCGTCGCCGGGCTGACCACCGAAGCGCTGACCACCAGGATCCGCAGCGATAGGCGGATCACGGCGAATGCCTTGCGGGGCGATGCTGTCACGGCGGAGTCTCTGGGGCTGGAGCCCGTGTTCGCGTCCATCAGTCCGGAGGCTGTCGTGGCGGCGCTGGACCGCATCGAGGCCCGGTCTGACCTGGTGGATGCTCTCGTCTGTGGCATCCGCGCGGGTCTGGCCCGCTGGGACGCCATCCAGGCCGTGGCGCCGGAGGAGGACGAGGACGACGGCAGCGAGGCGCTGCGCAGCGCCATCGAAGCAACCAACGACATCGATACCGAGGAGGTATGAAAAAATGACCATTGAACAGATCCGCGCCCAGCTGAAGGACGTGAACCGGGAACTCATCGAGGCGAGGAGCGCCGCCGTGGCGCTGGCCGCCGATGCCAACGCTGATCGCGCCCAGCGCACCGCCGCCACCGAGCGGCTGAACGACCTGAAGGCCCGCCGGGACATTCTGAAGGAGAGCCTGGACGCCGAGACCGAAGCCCAGAGCGCCAACCTGAAGGCGATCCGCGGCGAGACCGATCAGATCCAGCAGACCGCGAAGGCCTTCAAGTCCGCCGGCGACTTCTTCTCCTGCGTGGCCAGGGCCAGCGGCGTGAACCCGGTGATCGATCCGCGCCTGGCGGAGTACGCCAGCGTGCGCTCCGACGCCAGCGGCCAGAACATCACCACCGACGCCGAGGGCGGTTACCTGATCCCGCCGGACTACTCCGACGAGCTGCTGAAGCACGTGCAGAGCGAATCCGTGCTGCTGCCGGAGGTGGACCACACGCCCGTCAGCGGCAACCGCCTGATCGAGAACGAGGTGGACGAGGAGAGCCGCAAGGACTGGCGCGACGCCGACCAGGCGCAGTCCATCACCGCCATCAAGGGCCGCAACGGCGGCATCCTGGCCTACTGGAAGGGCGAGGCCGCGGAGTACACCGCCAGCCAGATGCGCTTCAAGCAGCGCACCACCAGCCTGGGCAAGCTGACCGGCCTGTGCTATGCCACCGACGAGATGCTCGAGGATCTGCCGGCGATGGCTTCGATCATCGACCAGGGCTTCGCCGACGAGTTCGCCTTCAAGTGCGACGACGCGATCCTGAACGGCACCGGCACCAACATGCCCATTGGCATCCTGGCTACCGGCAACGCCAGCCTGGTGACCATCGCCAAGGAGAGCGGCCAGGCGGCGGCGTCCATCGAGCTCAACAACATCCTCAAGATGTTCAACGCCATGCCGGCGGCCCAGCGCGCGAACGCCAAGTGGTACATCAACCAGGACCTGGAGATCGTGCTGTACATGCTGCTCATGCAGGCCGGTGGCCTGTCCTACAGCGGCACGGACGGCAACAGCGACCCGGTGGCGCTGAGCGCCAGCAGCGGCGTGCCGATCTTTGTGCCGGCGGGCGGCCTGGCTTCCGCGCCGAACGGCCTGCTGCTGGGCCGGCCCATCGTGCCCATTGAGCAGTGCTCCGCGCTGGGCGACAAGGGCGACATCATCTTCGCCAACATGGGCGAGTACCGCTGGATCGACAAGGGCGGCATCAACGGCCAGACCTCCATCCACGTGCGGTTCCTGTATGATGAGATGGCTTTCAAGTTCACCTACCGCGCCGGCGGCAGGCCGAAGTGGAGCAACACCATTGAGGCGTACAAGGGCAGCACGCTGCGCAGCCCGTTTGTCACCCTGGCGGCCCGCAGCTGACGGAGGTGACGACGCATGGCCAGTCTTGAGGGCTTCAAGGCGCACGCCGTCCTGGACGGCGAGTACACCGATCAGCAGCTTCAGCTGTACCTGGACGCGGCCATGGGCTATCTCAAGGGCGCCGAGGTGACTGCCCCGGGCGCCTCTGAGATCGCCGATCATCCGTTGGAGGCGAGCCTGTATGACCTGGCTGCCTATCAGCTGGCGACGCACTACTGCGAGCGCCGGGGCATGGTGGGCGAAGATCCCGCCGACGAGGTGGTCGGCGTACAGGGGATCATCTGGCAGCTGAAAGGGAAATTCAGCGGAGGTGAGTGACCATGGCCCACGTGGATCCCGCGGAGCTCAGGTACCGCATCGGGGTGCAGACGCCCCGCAGAATCCTGGATGACGGCGGGAAGTACGCGCAGAACGGCTGCGAAACCGCCTACGGCCGCGCCGGCATGCGCTCCGCCAAGGGCGCGGACAGCGTGGAGGATGGCGCGGCCCGCTCGATGGACACGGTGCAGTTTATCGTGCGCTGGGCCTTCCGGCTCAAGATCACGCGGGACAGCACCATCATCCACCGGGGAAAAAAATACATGGTCGACTGGATGGACGAGGCCCCCTGGGCGGGGCAGTACGCGCGGATCCGCGCGATCAGCTACGATCAGGGAGAGGTGTGATGGTATGGGCAGCATGCGATTTGCGATCAGCGGCTCCGCCATCCCCGACATCGTCGCGGAGCTGGACGCCATCGGCGAGCTGGAGAACCGGGCGCTGCCCGCGCTGGTTGCCGGTGCCGAGGTGCTGCTGCCCGCGATGCAGGCCGCGGCGCCGGTGCGCTCCGGCGGCCGGCACATCCGCGACAAGCTGGCCTACAAGGCCAGAGGCAACTATGGCAGGGCGACGGCGGAGGTCGGCGCCTGGGACGCGCCCATCGCCTATTTTGTGGAATACGGCCACGGCGGGCCGAAGCCCGCGCCGGCGCACCCCTACATGGATCCCGCCGCCCGGTCCGTGGAGGACCAGGTGGTGGCGGCGATCCAGGAGGAACTCATGAAGGGGCTGGGGGGATGACGGCATGACGATCTATCAGCGGATGGACAAGGTGTTCGCGGTGGCGGGCGTGCCTGGCTTCTTCCAGACCTGGCGGCGGACGGATCTGTACCCGGAGCTTCCGGAGCTCTACGCCGTGTACAACGTGACCGTGGAACGGCCCGCCCAGAGCGCGGACGACCGGGAGATCTTCCGGCGGTACGACGTCGAGCTGCTGGTCTACGGCCCGGACGTGGCGGGCGCCGTGGAGGCGCTGCGGGACGCGCTCCAGATCGAGGGCTTTTCGCTCCCGCGGGACGCGGACGCCCGCGCCCGGCTGAATGGCGAGCACATCGAGAACAAGCAGATCCGGGCAGTATTCGTGGATTTCGGAGAATATGGACCTGAATAGGAGGAATTATACCTATGAGCAAGAGCAGCTTCAAGAAGATCGGCGTGCTGATCGGCGTGCGGGACCTGGTGTTTGCGTTGGTGACTGCCGACGCCAGCACCGGCACCACCTATGCCGAGGAGATCAAGCAGGCCCCCGGCGTGATCGAGGTGGCGCTGACGGCGCAGGTCTCGGAGGACCAGCTGGGCGCGGACGACAACGCCTACTATGAGATCATGAACAGCAAGGACGGCTACGAGGTGGCCATCACCCAGGCGGCCCTGGGCGGCGACGTGCTGAGCTACCTGCTGGGCACCACCGTGGACGCCAACGGCGTCGAAATCGAGAACAGCGGCGACAATGCGCCCTATGTGGCCGTGGGCTTCAAGGCCGCCCGTTCCGACGGCTCCGACGACTACATCTGGCTGTACAAGGGCAAGTTCGCCCCCGGCGACGAGACCTTCCACACCAAGGAGCAGGGCACCGTCAACTGGCAGACGCCCACCGTCAACGGCAAGTTCGGCCCGAGGATCTCCGATGGCGACATCAAAGCCCGTGTGAACAGCGCGGATACCGCCGCCGCCAGCATCCTGGCCACGTTCTTCGACAGCGTGTACACCAAGAGCGCCTCGAGCGGCGCCTCGGGCGGCGCCTCGGGCGGCGCCTCGGGCGGCAACTGAGCCCGGACAGGGGCGCGGGCTCACCCGCGCCCCATTCATTATCAGGAGGCAGACAACATGATCAGCATCACGCTGCACCCGCGGGGCATGAAGCCCCGCACCTACCAGGACGACATCCGCATGCGGGAGAGCATGGA